TCATTACGTTCAAGCGACACACCTTCGTTATATGGTGACAGTGACAAAAGATAATCTGACAACGCCGCTTCAATATCGTCTTTTGTTGCGGTCGATGCGCCGGAAATTGAAATATCAAAATCAAATGGTTTCCGGCTTATAGGAAGCGTTGTAATTTCCGCGCCGATTGGTCGGCGTGTTTCCAACCCCGTTTCCGGGTCGTAAATTAAATAATCCTTGAGCGTTGCCAGCTGTGCCGTGTCGGGTATTCCGTCAACTTGATTGTCCACCTCGCCATATATCCAAACGGTACCTGGTTCGTTTCCGGCGTATGGTGATACCCAAATAAAATGCGGCGCTTCAAGTCCCCATAGTTCATAATCGGCAGGGCTTCCACCGGTGAACCGTTTCTTATACCGTGCAATAACACGTGACCTGAACGACGCCTCGGTTTCTGCGTCTGCTCCGTCGGTTGTGGTTCCGGTTACAATTGCCGTGCCAGTCAACGCGGTGTCCGGCGTGACGATGCGCAATTCTGCGCCGTCTTCAATGTTGCCAATGTCGCCGTATGTTTGCGCGGTTAGGGTACATTCAACGTATCCGCCAGAACCGATTGTTCCGCCGGTAGTTACTAAATAAACAACGCCGTTTGACGCTTTGAACAGCGTTGTGCCAGATGTTACCGATTCGCCAATTGTTCCGTATACGTCGGCCGTGATTACCGCCTGATTCGCACTTACCGGATATACCTGTACAAGTTTTCCCAAAAGAATAAGCGCGGCATAATCTGCTGTTTCCGGGAAAATCTGACGGTATACCCACAATGTCGCCTGATACAATAGTACAATAACACCCGCAACGGCACCGGCAATCACCTTGTTCCAACTCTTCGGAAGTGCCGGGCTGGTTTGTCCTATTTCGGTTTCAATATCTGCAACAATCCGCGCCTTTATTTCCGCCGCGGTTGGAATAGTCGGCATTGCCATTTATTCGCCTCCCCATGTGTTTGTGTCGCGGTATCCAAATGTCAAACCGCCGTTTATCCAATTCAGTTCGTATCGTCTGCCGGTTCCGTCGGGTGCAGTTATGTCGATACCCCAGCCGATCGCGTGTACGCCTAAAATTGTACCTGTGACAGATACGTTTGAAGCCATTCGTTCCTGTACCATGTACGCTAGTGACCGTTCGATTGCTTTTATGCCGTCATTTTTTACCGATTCGGAAACACGTTTGCGCCTTATTACTTCTGGAAATGTTGACGTAAACTTTTCGGTTGTGTCGGTTGTCATTCCGTTCAATGCGCAATCCTCACCGAATATAGAAAGCAGTAAGCACGTTTCAAAGCCTTGTGTCATTTTTGGTTGTCCGTTTTTGTATTCCATGTCTATTTCGCCGGTTGTATGATCAACCAACAATAACACGTCGCCGTCGTAATTGTTTTGTATCGTCACGGTAACCGTACCTCCTCGACTTTTGCGGGCGTTATGTCGGCACTTGATTCAGCACCAGATGCAACCGTAGTGCCGGTTGACGACGACCCACTTTCAACGCCAGGATGCGTGTGCGCGTCAAACGCCGCCTGTAGTTTGTTGTGTTTACCCTTCAACTCGTTGAATGCTTCCTCAAGTTTTGAATACCGTACCGCCCAATCCTCGCCGTTGTTTATTACGTGCGTGCCGTCATTGTCCAAAAGGTGCGAGCCTTTTTCGTTGCCGTCCGCGTCCGTTGCGTATAACTTTAATGCGCCCTCGTTGTCCGGTGGTTCAACGCCGTATGTGTACGCCCCGATAATTATGGACAGTTTGCCAATCCTGATTTTTACACCGCGGGTTTTTTTACTTGCACGTGATACTACGCCGTGTGTTCCGTACAGTTCCCCGTCGGTACCACGCTCGGCGTTTCCTTTTGCGGTTACTATAACGGAGTTTCCCTCCGCCCTGCCGAGTGTTTCAATATCTGTGTGGTCAAATGTTATAAAAGAAAAAGGGTTTGTCATTTCGGCATTCCCTCCCACGGGTACGGCTGTTTCGGCATGGTGGTTGTATACGATTCCGGAAGTACAACCATGAGGCTGGCAATGTCACCGCCGGCGTCTTTTGTCAATTCAACCGATTCGATGATTACCGGTGTTTCACGTAATATAAAAACGTCCGGTGCCGTGATTGTACCCTTCATATTTTCTGCCCATAGTTCGCCGTCTGGTGTACGCCATCCGACTACCTGTACCGGTATCGCGGCAGATTCGGCGATGCTTTTACTCATGCGCCATTTTATCGCCTGCTCAATGTTTCCTTCGTCTGATTCATCGGCTTTGAAAACAAATCCACGCTCGCGCGGTACTGTTTTATCGTAGAGTGTTGCCGATATACTTGACACGCCGGATTCGTCAGTAACTCCCATCCACTTACGGTACCGTTTTGTGCCGTCAAATGATGCGCCAATTGATAACACCGGCGCCTCGCCATACACCAGCCGGAATGCGGGCGCGTCTTGTGTGTTTGCCCTTGTCAATAGTAAATTGCCATCGGGGCGACTGGTCAATAAAAAACCTTTTGCAAGCGCCAGCCGTTCCAAAAATGCGGCGTCTGTTTCGGTTATGTCCTGTTCAACCCGTCCAAACTTTTCACTGGTAATATCTGATTCGCCCTCAACCACCCCGCCGGTTCCCGACGCGGAATAGCAGGTAATGCCGTAAGGTGACGCGACTTCTTGGCAGATTTTTAATAGTGACATTCCAGCGCGGAAGGTATACGACGAACGCATACCCATGCATTCGAGCATTTCGCCCGGTGTTGTCCGGCATTCGATTGTTGCAACGGTTCCGTCACTTGACGCGCTGTATGTCCAATTACTGGCAACCGCGGTAATATATAATTCACCGCCGATGTACAGCTGTGCCGTGTGGTAAGTGTATGGTCGGAATAGGTCGAGTTCTCCCCGGCTTGTAATGTCAAACGGTACGTCAAACACAAAGCCTGACGCGATACGGTTCATTGCGCGTGATATTCTGCCGGCAAGTGCACCGGGTAATTCTACGCCGTTTAATTTTACCAATAATTGTGTGTCAAAATCGGCTGTTATCGGTTGATCAAAATACCGGTTTTTGTATATGGGTATAAAAAGAACGTCGCCGGCGTATAGTATCGGTAGCCCTTCGTCAGATATTCCGCGTTTTTTTAACAGGTCGTAATTTGCCTGTACAACACGATTGACGACACGGCCATACGCGGCGCGTTCTATTGTGTGGATTGTGTCGTTTGGTTTTACGGTGTATAGTTGTCCTTGTTCTGGCCTAGCCATAAATTGCAACCTCGCGACCTGCGGGTATCTCGATAAACTCGTAATTGGTCAGCTTGTTTGTTCGTGCAAAAAAATCTAACATATCGTGCGAAATGTCGCGGTAGTATTTCCAACACAGTGTAACGGGGTCGGATGGTGCGGTCAATGTATATGTCCGTTTTAATTTCAGGTCAAACGATGTATTTGTTAGATACGTTATTGTATCATACGCCGCGCCGTGAAGACCCGACAACGTGTCGTGGTCAATTGCAAATTGCGAGCCGTCCACATTTCCGGCAGATTGTAACACCGCGAGGTAATCGGAATATGCGCCGTCAATATCGTCTATTGACTTGCCGACGGTTTCGCGTGTTTCGTAGTCAATCATCATACCAGCATTCGCAACGCCCAAAACGCAAGCTGTGCCGATTCCCTGCAAGATGTACGCGACGTTTGCTGAATCTGTCGGGGTTGATGCGTTTGAAATATCCTCGCCAAAGTCGTTTAATATGTCGTTTGTCATGTCAACGATTTGTGAAAACAGATCGGCTGAATCTTGCGGTATACTGGTTATCGTTCGGACAATATCACTTGCCGCGCCGATAATTTGCGGTATTGCCGCCGATACGTTTATCAGTTCAAGAATTCCAGCTTTTGCCGCGTCAACCTCGCGCCGTACGTCATCCGCCAGCCCGGTCAAGTCGTCCGCAACTCCGGTGATGATTTTTACCTTTTTTGTAACAACCGATTTTGCTTTTGCGTATTTTGCTTTTGCCGTTGTTACCATTCGTTCGGCTTGTTCAATTGCGCCGGCGTTTACTTGTTTGTATTTGTTGTCAAGCCCGGTCGGTGAAAGTTTTGACGCGGCGGAACGTGATACGGTTTTTGTTTCGCGGAGTGTTACCGTTACGCGGAAAATGCCGCTTCCACTTGTGTATGATTCTACCTGTTCCACCGCGTCGAATGGAATAACAGGCACGTCACCCCATCGCGGGTGGTTTAGTATGCCGGGCGTGTCTGGCGTGTATCGTTCTTCGGTTAATGATTTGAAAAATATATCGGCTTCTTGGTCGCCGTTCTCGCCGACAAAATATACTTCAAGCGGAAATACTAAAAGCGTTGTTCCTGAATCTTGTATGATTGTGGTGTCTGCGTCTGATACTTCGTGCGCAGATGTTTTTTTGCCGCGGGAACGGGAAAGGTTGTCGTACAAAAAGGACGACTGAACCCCGGCGGGAGAGGTGAACCTGCCGGGGCGCAGTCGTGAGAAAAACGCGGGCGAGGCTGACCCGTCGTTGTTTGTGTTGTCAATTGGCAGTGATAAAATTGCGTCGCTCATTGTGCCGCTCCGTACATTAGTACTTGCTGGGGTGCGCCGCCACGTGCGCCGGATATTGCCGCGCCCTTGTCCGGCCTGACGTATACCTCGTTTACCACCGTTTGCCGTGATTCGGATACGCTACGGGACACATTGCCCTTTGTCCACGGAGAGGCGTAATCGTACGCGTCTGCGCTTCCGGTTATTGTCATGTTCGCTTTTGCCTGAAAAGCGTCTATTGCATTCGCCGCGCCGCCCACCAAATCACCAAGTCCGGGTATTTTTGCAAGTACTCGCAAAAGTCCACCAACCGCGTCAAGAATAAGATTGATTGGTGTGAGCATCCACTTTATCATTGTCTGGCCAACTTTTTTGAAAAACCCGCCGACAACTTTTAGAACACCAACAACCGAATCCCAATGTTTTACCATGAGGACAATGCCGGCAGTAAGAAGTGCAACGCCCGCGATTATTGCGAGTACGATTAGTGTAATCGGCGACGCCAGAACAGTGGTTACAAGTAGCACCGCGTTGTAAATTGTTTGTACCGCTGCGAGTATTTTTATTGCCGCGACGACCGCAAGGATAACGGGAGCAAACTTTATGAGGAAGCCGACAACCTTACCAATCGTTTGGCCGAACTTTATAAAGCCGTCGATTGCTTTTTCAACGTCGAGGTTTGCAAGCCATTTCGCCAGCCGTTCGCCAGCCTCTGCAATCATTTCGATATACTTTGTGCCTTTTTTTGCAAACACTTCGGAAAACTTCTCGCCAATAGTAATAAGGACTTTGATTATCTCTTTATACGCGGGGAGCATCACTCCGCCCACCTGCTGTTTGAATTGAGTAATAGTGTCTGAAAGGCCGGCCTCTAAACCGTCGGCGGACTTTGACAGGTTATCCATCATTCCGGCAAATCCCTTGTCCGCCAATATCTTCGGTAACGCGGCAAGCATTTCTTCGGTTGTCGCCAGTAGTGCGCCGGTATTTGATACACCTTTGCCAGTTGCCTTTGTCCAATCGTCGGTTGTTATCAAAAGGTCACGGAACATATCGACCGCCATTCCCTTTTGTCCTGATGCAAGTTTTGCAAATGCGCCCGTTACCTGCTCGATTGGTTTGCCTGCGGCTGCGGCAAGGTCGCCCAGTGTGGTCATGTTTTCTTTTGAGTATTTTCCCAACGCCTGTAATTGATTTCCAAGCTGCACAACTTCATTTAATTCAAACGGCGTTTCTGCTGCGAATTTGCTCATTTCCTCAAACCTTGCGTTGGCCGCCTCTTGACTGCCAAGCATGGTTACGAGGACGGTTTTGTATTTTTCTACTTCTTTTCCAGCATCAATAAAAGACTTGCCAACAACTATAGCCCCGGCCGCCATAAAACCCGATCCTAATGCAAGGCCCTTTGCCGCTTTATTTATTCCAGCATCCATTGCGTTGATTTGTTTACCAACACCGCCGAAATTCTTTTGCATTTTCTTTCCGAACTTGTCCATTTGTTTGGACACGCGGCCCATTGGCGCGGTCATTTTATCGGAGAGGGTCAATACAGATTCAAGTGAAAACTTTTTTGCCATTTACTGACGCCTCCTAAAAAAGTTGCCGGTTCCCGCAATTTCAACCACACCGGCGGGCAGTTCTCATGACGCTCTAGCAGGTTAGCTTTCCGCACACTACGATTGCGGCACACGGAGGATTACGCATTGTAAAGAGGCGCCCCATGTTCTACGCTCCGCCCGTCGGCGGCTCTATTAGCCGGGCGCAGGAATTGAACCTGCAGGTCGGAGTTACAGGCTCCGGGTGATACCGTTTCACCAAACCGGCGGGAAACCCTACTTTACAGACTTGCCGTATTTCAGGTTTTAGCAGGGGCGGGATTCGAACCCGCAACACCGAGGATATGAGCCTCGTTAGCTGCCAATTGCTAACACCCTACTACTATGATAGAGTACAAAATGTCCCTATTTATCAAGGGGTATTTTGCATTTTTCTTTAATTCTTTCTTTTACAAGTTCGTGCATTCTTTCCGGCGGCGGTGGTTCTCGCGGTTTTGCCGGTGGTGTCGGATACCGATATTCCGCGTATATTTCTTCCTCGGTTGTCTGGTATTCATATATCCGGTAGTACCTGTCCACCTGCCGTGGCGTCATTTGTTCAAGGTCGCGGAATGGCAACGCGCCGCCGAAATGTTTTGCAAGTGCGCCCAACCGTAAATCGTCAAGCGTTGCAATTCTACCCCGGCGGCTGGCTGCCGTTACGAGAAAAAAACTTGGTTTACCGCCGTGATTACACTGATATCTCTACCCTTGAGCCGTGAGGCTTCGCCAAGTTTTAGGTCGCATGATTTTGCGTATATTGCCTCAACCTGTGAGATTTTTTCATTTTCTTTGTATCGTTCAGCGACGCGCTTATCGTTCATTGTTGTTTCGCGGATGGTAATCATTTCTTTTTTACCGCCACCTTCAAACTCAATTGGCGCTTTTAGTACAAGTGTGAATGTTTCGTCGTCTTCGCTAAAATCAAGCCGGCCGTTCATGATAGGGATTGCCAGCGTTTCAACTGCCGCGTCCCAATCTTCGCCCTCGGTTGGTACCTCAAGGTAATTGGCCCATTCAGTCATCTTTGCGATTGCTTCTGCTTTTGTCAGCTTTGCGTTTTCCATTTTTGCCCCTTTTCAATAACCACAATAACGGTCGTGGTCAACGTTGAAATGTGGGCGACGGTTTCCCGCCGCCCTGATTTTTTTTAGTCGATACGGAGTTTTCCGTACAGTTCGAGTGATACAATGCCGTTTGCGTTTTCGATTGGTCCGTCGTTTCCGATTGCCATTTCACCGGTCAAAAGGTCATTGCCCGCAGTGGTTACCGATACCGGGAGGAATGAACGGGCAGACTGTATTGCTTTAAGCTTTTCAAATATCTCGCCGTCAACGGAAACATCCTGCTTGATGCTACCCGCGTGCGGGTTTGCCTCCGTGTACGTAGACCCATTTCCAGACATATGGACGGGACCTGAATACCCATCAGTGTTGTATGTCAGTTCGCTTCCCTCTGCCGGGTCAAGATTCAACGCGCCGTAAAGAAACTCACGGGCGGGTCCTTGTCTTACTCTTCCCATTATTTATGCCCTCCCCTTAGTACAGGAATGCGGCTTTTACCGCTATAATGCGCAAGGCTTTTGCTTCGTCGTCTGTAAACTCTGCGTCCAGCCTGCTGTTATTAGTTGCGTTGATTTCCGCAATCACCGTGTCTTTTACCGCTTCTGGGTTTTTCGTCCAGCCTTCCGACGCCCAATTGTCGATAAGCGCAAACAAATCGGCAATGAGCTTTTTAGGTTTGATGACGTATTCCTTTGCAGTAATCACGTCGTCACTTGCGAGCATTCCGCGTACATACGGTTCGCCGCGCAACATTTGTTCAACCGCGTATGCCTTTTGTTGGCGCATGGTTACCGATGCAAGGTCGTACCATTCTTCGGTTGCTCCACCGGCGGCGGTTGTGCGATACGATACCGCGAGGTCACCGAGGACGAGATTGCCTGATGCGTTGGTTTTGCAATATCCACCACCGGCGCGGAACAGCGCGTCAGCCTGTGCGTAGGTAAGATCTGGAACGTCGGGTTTAATCGGAATGGTTGTTTCAATTCCCATAAACGGGCGGCCGGGGTCAATGTTTGCCGATGCTACAACATAGCCAATTACCGCCGCGCCGAATTCGTTTTCCGGAAGAAGTACGCGAGAGTCCCAGATCGGAGCGATGGTTTTTGCATTGGTGTCGGCTGGTATGTCGATGTAGTCGGCGTATGTGGTTTTCGGTCCATACGCAACCACCGTCGCGGCCATTCTGTTCGGTGCCGATTCAATGCGCCGATTCAATGCGGTCTTGTACAGTGCGAGGTTTGTTTCGTCACGAACCGGGCATGTGATGAACGTGTACCATGTGTCACCGAGCCGGTCTGAACCGTCGATGTTTACAAACACGTCTTCAACGTCGATTTCGCCAGAACCGTCTTCAAGGTATGCGGCAGAAAGGGCAACGGTTGTTCCCTCGGGATTGTTTGACGATTGACTGACGCCCTGCGGGTTGAGCCGTACACCGATATCATTACCAACAATACCTTTTGTTCTTGCGGTAATAGTTACAATGTGTGCGCTACCAGAATCGCCTGCAGCTGCGGTTACAGGCGCGTTAATGTCTGCGGTAATTGCCGCCGCAAACTTTGCAGCCTGTTCCTCTCCGGTGTCGCCCGACGCGACGTTGACCTGGTATGTTTCACCTGCAACGTCAATGTACCATGTTCCGGATGCAGTTGCGGCGCCGGTAAATGTTACAGTTCCGGTTGCGGCAACTGCGGCGTCCGGTTTTTTCACGGCAACGGCATACAGGTTCTCTGAAAATCCGCCAAGCGGTTCAAGTATCCTGATTGCCTGCCGATGGATTTCCGAACCATAGCCAAATTGGTTTGCAAAGTCCTCGGCAGTGTATCCGCGGAAAACTTCGTATTCCTTAACGTCGGTTTTATCCTCGTCGTACTGACCGACAATCAATACTTTTTCAGGGATATAGTTTCCGCCCTGACTTCTTTTCCGTCCTACCTGTTCAACAACTCGCGTTGATGCCCTACGGTAAGGAGCGAAAAAATTGAACGATATAGCCATTATTTTCCTCCTGTTTATTTTACGTTACGGGGTTTCCGTTTCGTACGTGTGTGATGTATGCCAATTTTCAATAGCCTGCTTGAACGTCATATTTGCAACTTCGAGCGTTTCGGTGTCTGCGTCGTCCGCTGGCTCGTATGACGCGACGACCTCAATTTGTATTCGTGCCGGTGCATAGCTTCCGGTACTTTCGTCGCCCTCTTGGTTGTACATTTGTATTTTTGGTTTTAGCGCCATTGTGTCAATTGCTCCGGCGGCAAGTCCAAAATCCTGTTCGCTCATTCTTGAAATTGCATGGCGAACCTGTGCAACCAAAAGGTGAAGTCGTGCGGCGGCATATTCGTCTGCCGGAGTAAGCGTCTTGTCGCCGGTTTCTTCGTCTGTTTGTTCTTCGGCGGTTCCTAAAACGTAACAATCAAAATTGAACGTGATGCGGTCTTGTGTGTATCGTCGTGTACCGCCGCCGTCGGGTAATACTGAATCGACAACCACGTTTACAAGCGCAATATTCTGTTGGTTCTCAATCCACGGTCGCCACTTGTCACGCGCTACAATAAAATTACGCGCTTCGTCTATTGCGTTTTCTTCTGTTGCTACTTTTTCGAGTGCGGTAACGGCTCCGGTTTGTATGTTGTACCATGAGGGGTATGCTACGGCCATTATTCGACCTCCGGTACCGGTGCCGGTATGACACGTTTTGTGTATGATTCTAGGGTCATTGTTATCATCCCGGTTGTGCGGTCAAATATCGGGTTTGATACAAGATATTCCTTTTCTTGTCCAATGCCGTTGGTAAATTTGGCTTTCCATTTTCCTTTTGTGTCTGCTGGGTTACCGTCAGGAAATTGGTTTGTTTCTCCATCGGGCGCGTATAATGATACCGAACCGGCTACTTTCCGTGCGATCATCGGCATACCGGTTGTCGGGTTAATGTCAAGGTTTACGTCAATAAAAAACCACGTCACCGGGTCCATTACGACTCCGGCGGGTGTGGTGAATACGACGGGCGCGGTAAAACCGTTTGGATTTGAGAGTATTCTTGCAATGTCTTTGCGCGCCCGTTCGTATAAGTTCATTCGTTTTCGTCTTCCTGTTCGTCCGTAATTTCGTCTGTCATTTCCGGGAGGTTGGGTACTTCCGGTTTTTTGTACTTTGCTTTTTTTACTTCTGGTTGTGGCTGTGGCGGATTGTGTTCCGCGAGCAACGGACTTTTGACGGATTGCCAGTACTCAAGTACCGCGCCGGGTATTTGCTTCCCGGCGGGTACCTGATAGGAAATACCGCCAATTTTTACGCTAAATGGTTTTATTGCAATCATTGGCGGGTCTCCTTTTTACCAAGTCGGGAGGGTGATTTTCTGCACGAAGTTTGCAAGCCCCTCGGCGTTGTAAATACCTTCGGCGAAATAGTAGGCTCGCTCTTCCTGTGCGAGTGTCTTTACGTCCGGCTGGGTGTCAATTTCGGTGGTAAGTCCGCGCTTGACGATGATGTCCATGTACCGATTCGGCTTGACAAGATAGGCGTAGGTATCGCCAACACCTGCGTATGTGGTGTCACCGTCGCGACCGATGATAGTGTCACCGTCGTATGCGATGATTCCGGCAATTTCGGAAATGGCTCCGAGCCTCTTGTTGTTTGTGTTCTGCGGAAGTCCGTTCACAACACGGGCGGCATGGCGGGCAACGTTTCCAGAGCAAAGAAGGTATGAACCGCTGGGGTCAATCTTCTTCTTTGTCACGGGGTCAGTTCGTTTGCCGAGGTCGTCAACGGCGTCTTCAAGCGTATCGTACAAGAGTTCCTGACGTCCGGCGCCTTGCGTGGTTGCTTTGTTGGTGTGCTTTGCGTCTCCGGCGTTACCGTAAGATGCGTAGTCAAGAATCGGCTTGATTGCGAGGTCGTCGAGCTTGGCGTTGTATCCGGCGGCTACTCCGTCGGCAAGCATGGTCATGTCAAGCGACTTGTCGAACAACGACGCGAGAAGGTCCCACGTGAACCCGGCGGCGTAAATCTTTACGTCAAAGGTTCCGGTTGCGCCCTCGCCCTTGTCGCCCTGTCGTACAGGGTCGCCGGTTCCGTTGTATTCGTCAAAGACGATTCCATACGGGAGCATTTCGGTCAGCTTGTTTGTGCGGTCTGCGTCGGGCCGGTTGTAAATGTTGTACAGGAACTGACGAACGGTCGGGTTTGCGTTTTTCCGCACGGTGATGTCCATGCGGAGTGCGTCCCACAACTGCGCCCAATCGGGGAGAAGTGTGTTGCCGGTAACCGCGGCTTTTGCGGTTTTTTCAAACCGGCCTGAAGTTACGCGGGCAAATGCTGATTCAACTTTTCCATCGCTCCATTTCTGGGGTACGTGGATTGCGCCGCCGTAAACGTCGGCTTTTGAATAGTCGGTGCCAGATGCGCCAAGAACGGTTGCACCAGAATCGAATGCACGGGTCCACAGTGCAGACTGCCCGGCGGTCTTCCAGTCGCGACCGATGCGGGTTTCTGCCATTGTGATTTTCTGCTCGTATACGGGGTCGATGCGGTCAATCGAGCCGGCGATCTTTTTGTTGTATACTTTGATGTCACTCATTTATTTTCTTTCCTCCTGTTTGTTTTGGATTACGCGGCGGGGATGTCGCCGATAAATCCAGTGATGGTTACGATAAGGTCTGAACCAGCAGTAAACGCTCCGTCCCCAACAATTTCGAGTCCCTTTGCTTCGGTCATTCCGGTTCCGTCTTTGATTCCGTCGCCAAGGGTTACACCGTTAGAACCAAACATTGACTGTGCGCTGGCACCAAGCGCGGTTGCTTTTGCGAGAGTGATTGCGGAAACGGCCGGCGAGGCGGTGTCCGCAATGGTTACATTGTTTCCGGTACCGCTCCACGCTTCATTGCCTTTGACATTGGCATAGAAGCCGGTAATATACACGCACTTCCCGGCGGCAACGTCGGCATCTGCTATGATGGAAACAGGGGTCTCGGCGTCGGCGCTTTTCAGCGTCACGGTCTTGCGGAAGGGGATACCGGGATCTTTGGTGAGTCCGTCCACAACAGCCTCGACAGCGTCAAGGCGGGCATCGTAACCACCATAGTTGACAACCTGCGAATATGGCCGGAAGGAAACAGAAGTGTGTGCTCCGGCGTCTCCCTTCGCGGATTCGATTGTACCAATTGCAACGGCCACGCCGCCTGCAGAATCATCCTCAAGGGTACCGGCTGCACTTGAACTACCGGCTTTGAAATAGATTGTGGCTCCGGCAACAAAGTCGCTATTCTTGTTAATCTGTGCGGTTGAAATGAGCGTGTCGGGCTGAAGAACATACATGCGTCCTGTCGCGCCGTTTTCGATTCCGTCCGGGTCCATTACGATACCGTACATTCCGTTAAGGTTCACAATCTCACCATAAATGGCGGTTCGCCCCAGGTTGTTGGTTACGGTTACCTGATCTCCGACCTCGCGAATTGAGAGGTTGTAGTTATAGTCGTATACTGTCATTGACATTTGTTATGTCCTCCTTTTATTTTACGGGTACCATACCGATAGGCTGGTATGCGGTTCCGTCGTTTTCGGCGTTTGCTTCGTCGGGTATGCCCGATGCGTTTACCGGTGCGGGTGAATCGGCGGCGGCAAGTACCATATCGGTTACCTGCGCGGCAATTGCGGAAACGTCGCGTCCATCTTTGATTGCTTCGTCAATCAGTGATACGGCGTCGCCAACCTTCGCGGCTTTTACCTTGAATTCGGCAAGGGCGCTGACTCGTTCGCGTTCTTTTGCCACCGCCTCTTTGCTGATTTCGTCAACCGCCTCTTTGTATACGGCGGCGTTTGCAGTCTTCAAATCTGCCAACGATTTGATTTCCATGTCGTTATCTCCTTTGTCTGTGTTCTTTGTATTTGAAACCGCGGTATGCGCCGCCGGTATTTCATGTATCATTGCTGCTGCTTTTTCGCGGAATGCCTTTACGTCGGTTTTTTTCTGTGCGCTGTTTGCCATTGCGCCAAACTGCAAACGTGCCGCCGCAAGTGCTTGCGATTTGTCTTTTTTGCCGTCGTCTGACTTGACCATGTCGTCAACAAAACCGGCGGCTTTTATTTCGTCGCCGAAAAGCCATGTTTCGTTGTCCATGAGGGTTTGAATCTCGGCTTTTGATTTGCCGGTTTTCTTTGCGTATGCGTCCGCCATGAGGGATGCAAGCCCCGAAAGGAACTCCGACATTTTTTCCATTTCGTGATAATCACCGGCAGTAAAACACCACGGGTTATGTATCATAAATACGGCGTTATCTTCGGCAACAACCATGTCGGCGGGTGCCATCATGATATATGATGCCATTGATGCACCAAGCCCCTTTAGCGTCATGAGGATTTGTGCGTCGGGGTTTTCCCGTTTGTAGTCGCGTATTACGTTATAGATTTCAATTCCGGTAAACACGTCGCCGCCGGGAGATGCGATGTAAATATCAACGTCGCCACCTTTTGCGTCGGCAAATTGTGCAGACACGTCCGCAGCGTCAACGTCCCATCCTATTTCGCCGGTTATAAGTATTTTTTTAGCCATGTGCAAAAACTCCTTTTGCCCTTATATTGATAGAGTGTAAAACGTACAACTTTATCAAGGGG